GTATCAGCTCGATTACTTTTGACCCTATCATGTTTTTGTAAGCGCAACCCATTCCGCGCATCGCCTTAGCCGCAACCATAAACTGCCAGAATTCAAAAGCAGTCTGAAAATCGTTGGGCGATTTTCGCAGCATGCTGTATAAATTGTGGTTTTTCGCACGAACCCTGACGTTATCGTCGCCGGCTTCGCGCTCATAAAGAACGCAGGGCAGCTGCGCGACGGTTTCAGAAATGATCTTGACGCACGAATAAACCGTTGAGTGTCTAATGGCGGTTTCAGGGGTGACGGACACGCCCGCCGAGCTTTCATGGATGCCGCCCAAAAGCTCAAGTATCTCGTCAATAGTTTTTGGTGACGAGATCGGTGCTGAGTTTTTGAAGAATCGACCTATCCAGTTAAATATTCCCATTTTTACCGCCTAAAAGTGAAAAAGCTGTGCGAAGGGTGACGGCTCCGCACAGCCTTTGTCGTTAGCGGGTTAATTACTCCCGCCTGTCACTTTCATTAAAGCAGATTTTTGTTTAAATTTAAAGATCTTGAAGCAACTTCATAGTGATTTCTCTATGAACTTCACTTCGGAATTTATGACCGCAATTAAAACAGGTATGATATCGGCGATGCGTGCCGCTTTTTAACTCATTTGCGCCACACTCCGCCCGATTCCATTCGCCGCAAAGTGTGCATCTTGCTCCTGAACCCGGCACGAACTCAGCTACCAGACGCAATCTTCTTACAATCAACACAGCAGTTTCAGTTTTTAAGTAGTCCATTTATCACCTCAGATAACAATTACTTCGGGCTCTGGTTCTTTCGGGGTCGATTTCAGGCGGGTTGCTGCGTTCATGCTCATAATCAAAGCAACAACTCCGTCGATTTTGTTTTCGTTACGGGTTTTGTTTGGGTAAATGTTCTCTTTCTTATCGTAATGAGCCACTACGTTTGAAAACATCCAGCTCAAAATCGGGCAACCGTCATAATGGAATTCGCCGGAGTAAATAGCTGCTTCAAGTAATTTCATCGGTTCGCTGAAGTTCTGAACGGTTGCGCGGGTTTCTATCATCAGCAGACCTTCTGCGGTTAAATTTGCTGCCAACTGAACCGCCTGCCAAGGGTCGTAAGCAATTCCATCAACCTGAAATTGCTGGCAAAGTTCTTTGATGTCGTCCTCGATCTGGTTGAAGTCAATTCGCTCGCCAGGCGTTACAGTCAGTCGCTCTTCAAGCTCCCATGTTTGATAATGTTGGTTTTCTGGTTTGTCGACAGTGGCCCGACAGCTGTAATACCTGCCGAAAGTCCAATATTCTTTGTCATCGAAAAACAGAATATTCAACGCGGCGATGTCAATTTTGCTGGCCAAGTCGAGAGCCAGAACGCAGCGCTTGCCGGTCATGCTTTCGGGAATCAGCGTAAGGTCTTTGCATTTTGCCAGCTTCAGCATATCTATCCAGGCGGTATCGACCGTGAGCCACTGATTGAGGTGCTTACATCTGATGATGTTTTGTTTGCTGGGGTTTTGCTTCGCGGTTTCGAGCTGGTGAATTAAAAAATCTTCTTCAATACTCACGCCGTAATTAGGGTTGGCTTTTTTCCAGTTTTTAAGATCAGTCCAATCGTCGTCGGCATCGATGCCGTAGATAATGCCGAAAACGCGGTCATTTTGAATTGTGCCTGACAATATCTTTGCGACCTGCTCGCAATATGCGCCGCACGGGCCAGCCTGATTAGTTCCGGCGGTCGATATTGTAAACATAAGGGGTTGACTGCGTGCGCCCATGCCTGTCTGCATTGCGTCGAAAAGCTCGCTGGTAGCGTGCTCATGGTATTCATCTATAATAGCAAGGTGCGGGCTCGAACCATCTTTTGGGCGGCCTATGATTGGCAAAAACCGTGAAGCCTTTCGGGTGGTCATAGATTTAGCGTTAACGGTTATATCGAATTTTTTTTTAAATCTTGGCTCAGAAACTATTTGCTTTGCGGGCCTAAATACTTCCCACGCCTGCGCCTCACTGGTTGCTCCGCAATAAACCTCGGCACCCGCCTCCTTGTCAGCCAGAAACATAAAATTACCGATGCCTGCAGCCAGTAGGGTTTTCCCGTTTTTTCTTGGCACAAGTATGAGAGCTTCGCGAAACCTGCGAAAATTGGTTATCTTGTCAACCCATCCGAATATTGAAGCGACAATAAAGCACTGCCACGGCTCCAGCTTAAACCTTTCGCCAGCCCACTTGCCTTTAACGTGCTTCATGTGCTGGATAAAGATGCATGCTCGCTCGGCCTTGTCTTTGTCGAACCGCCATGGGTAGTTTTTCTTTTTTGAGTTTTCAAGGTCGCCTAAATGTCTGGAGCAAGCCTGGCGAACATAAAGGCACGCATCAATTTTACCGCTGGCAATGTCGCGGCAATACCGATGTGCTCTGTTTATGTTCGGGTATAAAGCCATTAAACGAAGTCATCCAGCTCGTCTGCTTCTTCTGGCTTTTCAACAGCCACGCGAGTTCTGCTTGTCGGGTCGAGCCCTAACGCCGAAGCCAGCCGCGCCATTTCCGTTCTGGCTTTAGACAGAGCGGTAAACAGTGGGGAAACCATGGGGCAGCCGTTCGGAGCCTTGGTAATAAACCCCTTGCCGCGCCCCATTTCTGCCAGTCGAACAAAATCAGAAAAGGCGCTGCAATATGCTGACAGAACCGCAGCGTCTGAGGCTTTTATTGAGCCGACCGGGGCCATTAAGCGGATAAGTCTACGCCACTCTTTTTGTGCTATTTCGTCGAGAAATTCCGGCGGCGTCAAACCGAGGTCGGCGTATTGCGGTTCGGCTTTGTTGAGAGCACGCTTTCCGGGGTTGCCGTTTAGTTTTTTTATCGCCGTCGGGGTTGGTTTTCTACCTTTCATTAGTCAACATAGCCTTTCTGCCGGTGAAATCTTCCCAGCGCTTGATTATTACGTCGCAGTATTTCGGGTCGAGTTCCATTGTGAAGCAGGTGCGGCCTGTTTTTTCGCAGGCAATGAGGGTTGAGCCGGAGCCGCCGAATAGGTCAAACACCGTTTCGTTGCTGTATAACTGAATATATTTTGCACACAATTCAACTGGCTTTGAATAACTCAACTCGTTCCCACTGTCTTTTTTACCTATGTAACATTTGCTATATGTTTCTTTTGGCAATCCTTTGTTTGGTGCTTGTGCGCCTATGATGGTTATATATTCACAGTCCGTCATCATGTGGCCGCCGTAATTCGGAGCCGTGTTCAGTTTCTTGTAAAAGCACAGGTCAAACGGCATCCTGTTTTTCTCCGCAAGTTCGATATATTTTTTAATTAGTGGTTTGTTGTGAAAGAAAATATTGGTTTTGCAGTGCATCTCCAACACGGACGGGTCAAAAACATCAACGCCGTTTTCACTTATTTGTTTCATGCTTCTTGCGCTTTTAAGAATGCCGCCTCCCTTTGTATCCAATTCATACGGCGGGTCAGTAAACACCATGTCGGCCTTCTGACCGTCCATCAGTTTCTCAATCTGCTCTTTGCTGGTAGAATCCCCGCACATAAGCCGATGATCGCCAAGTTGCCAAATATCGCCGAGCTTCGTCCTTGGTTCCTTCGGCGGCTCAGGAACATCGTCGGGGTCGGTAAGCCCCTCGGCGCCGGAAGCGGGCGCGAGCTTTTGCAGTTCCATTTCGTCGAAGCCAATCAGCGCAAGGTCAAAATCCTCCTCTTTGAGTTCGGCTAGCTCAAGTGCAAGCATAGCGTCATCCCAGCCGGCATTGAGGGCCAGTTTGTTGTCGGCTAATATATAAGCTTTGCGCTGAGTCGGTGATAAATGAGAAAGCCGGATGCAAGGCACCGTTTTAAGCGCCAGCTTCTGAGCAGCCATAACGCGGCCATGACCGGCAATAATGCCCCCGGCTTCATCGACCAAAACCGGGTTATTAAATCCGAACTCTTTTATGCTTGCGGCAATCTGGCCGACCTGTGCGTCGCTATGCGTGCGAGCATTGCGCGCATACGGTATTAAATCAGATACTTTCAGTTGCTCTACTTCCATTTGAAC